AGATTCTTATGTGTGAATCGTGGGAGAGCTGCAACAGAAGTCCATCACAAAATACATCTGACTCCGAAGAACATCGGAGATCCGAACATCACTCTGAACATGGACAACCTTGTCTCGCTCTGTAAGGACTGTCACTTCGAAGCGCACAGAGGCGAGCACGGACAGGGAAGAGTATGCGAGGAAGAGAACGAGTACGTGTTTGATGCGAACGGATATCTCGTTCCGAAAAGTTGCACCGGTGCAACTATCCCCCCGTTGTCATGACGATTTTGAATATGCCGGAGACCGTTGGGGCGGCCCTTCGCGTGACTGACTGACGCATGCATGGGGGGTGTGGTATACAAAGTGCACAAAAAAATCAGAAAGGAGACAAAAAATGGCAAAAAGAGCAAAGTTTTCGGCAAAAAACGAAAAAAAGAAGCTGCAGTTGATTGTCTCCAATCTGCCGGAAGAACTCCAGAAGATCACGGAGGGTTTGGTCGAGGATGCGTCCTTCATGGCGGAGCAGTTGGAAAAACTCCGGGCACACATTGACGCGAACGGTTGGTCCGAGACCTATCAGAACGGAGCGAACCAAAGCGGGAAGAAAACTTCCGTGGAGGCGGACTCCTACATCAAGCTGCAGAAGAGTTATGCAGCCATCATCAAACAGCTTACAGACTTAATCCCAAGGAACGACGAAGTGTCATCGGCGGCGACAGAGATTATGGACTTCCTGGGGAAGAAGAAAAAATAAATGAATTATCCGAGACTGTACTTGGAGGCGATCCGTGCCGGAGAAGAAGTGGTATCAGAGAAGGTGCGAATCGTCTACGAGCGAGAAGTAGGATGGATGGACGATCCGCCGGAGGACTTTCCGTACTACTTCGACGAGGAAGAGGGAGAACGACACATCGAATTTGTCGAGCGATTCTGCAAACAGAGCAAGGGCAAGTTCGGAGGGCAACCGCTTCGGCTGGCACTCTTCCAGAAGGCAAAATTCCAGCTTGTCTACGGGTGGCGAAGAAAAGACAATCATCTTCGCCGGTTCTCGGAAGTAGTGGACATACGCGGACGAAAATGCGGGAAGTCCACAGAGACGGCGGCGGCAGAATGGGATGCACTCTTAAACGACAAAGAGGCAGGCCCGGAGATTTACTGCACCGCAAACAAGAAGGATCAGGCGAACATCATTTACGCAGAATGCGTGAATATGCGGCAGCAGTCACCTTCTTTGAAAGCCATTACCAAAAAACGGCAGTCAGACATTTATTGTGATTACAACATGGGATTCATCAAATGCCTGGCATCCGATACATCCACCATGGACGGACTGAACCCGTCCTTTTTTAGTCTCGACGAGTGGCATGCCATGAAAACATCGGCTTTGTTTGATGTCATGGTGCAGGGAACTTCGATGCGAGAGCAGCCATTGGCATGGTTAATCTCCACAAATGGATTCGTGCGGGAAGGTTTCTTCGATTCGCATTACAATTACGCATCGCAGGTGGCTCTTTGGATTATCCAGGATTACACCGTCCTGGCATTGATCTACGAGCTGAACAACCGGAACGATTGGCAGGATCCGGCACACTGGCCGGAAGCAAATCCGGGGCTCGGAGAGATTAAGTCTATCAAAACTTTGACAGATTTCGTGGAACGGGCAAAGAATGATCCGGCGTTTCTGCCGACGGTCATGACGAAGGACTTCAACCTTCCGGCGACGGAATTTGCATCGTGGCTGACATTCGACGAGCTGGTGAATGAAGAAACGTTCGACATCTCGAAAGTCGAGCATTCTTACGCAATAGGCGGATGCGATTTATCGGCGGTCGGAGACTTGACGTGTGCGACCTTAATCGTCCGAAAACCGAACGACAATCGGGTATATGTGCTCCAGAAGTATTTCATCCCGCAGTCAAAGATCGATTATTTGAACAAGACGAAATCGAAAGAAGCTCCGTACAAATTATGGGCGGAGCAGGGATGGTTGAAAATCTGCGAAGGCGCACAGGTGGATTATTCCGAAGTGACAAAGTGGTTCGCGGAGATGGTCGAAGTTCATGATATCCGTCCGCTTTGGGTATGTTACGATAGAGCACTCTCCGGATATTGGGTACCGGAGATGGTTAATTACGGATTCGACATGGAAAAGACCGCACAAGGTCCGTTTACATGGAATCAGCCGATGCGGGAAATGCAGGCGGCTTTTTCAGAACATAGAGTGGTATACAACAACAATCCAATCTTGCGGTGGTGCCTGGCAAACACGGCGAAGAAATCAACGAAATCAGACTCAATCGAGATGATTCAGCCGGTAAAAATACAGCAGAACCGCAGAATTGACGGCATGGTATCCCTGCTGAATGCGTGGGTAGGTTACGTCAAGCATTTTGACGAGTATATGCCGTTTGTGAGGTAGGAAATGAACATTTTTCAGAAGATTTTTGAGTCAATCAAGGGAAAACAGAACGAAACATACGAGCAGATTCAGGAGTTAGGTACCTATCGTTCGTATTTTGGCAGTTTTGGGTTCGATATCTATGCATCTGACGATGTGAGAACCTGCATCCGTGCTTTGAGCGAACATACGTCCAAAGCAAATCCAAGATGTTCTGATGACAGAATCGAAAGAATCCTGCAGTACAGGCCGAATCGCTTCATGAACGGGAAAGATTTCCTGGCGAAAACAAGAAATATTCTCGAAGTGAAGAACACGGCCTTTATCTTCATAAACCGCGACAACAAAGGAAAAGCCTTCGAGTTTTATCCGGTACCATACCAGACGTTTGAAGCGGTAGAGTGCAAGGGCAGACTGTATATTCAGTTCCAGTTCAATTCCGGAGTGTTCAACAATTTGGTTGTTCCGTGGGAGGATCTGGCAGTTCTTCGGAAGGATTATATTTGGTCCGATATCGCCGGAGAGAGCAACAAACCGTTGCTCGGTACCCTGGATGTAATCGAAACGATGGATCAGGGCTTGCAGAATGCAGTAAAAAGTACGGCAAACCTTCGAGGCATTTTGAAATCCACGAAGGGCATGATTAAGCCGGAAGATCTGAAAGCGCAGAAAGACCAGTTCGTCAAAGACTACATGAACATCAGCAATGCGGGAGGCATCGCATCTTTGGACGCTACGCAGGAGTTCAAAGAAATTGCGCTGAAACCAACTACGGCTTCAGCGGAAGAGCAGAAGGAATACAGAGAAAGAGTCTATCGGTATTTTGGAGTAAACGAGAAGATTATCAAATCCGAGTATTCGGAATCTGAATATGATGCGTTCTACGAGTCCAGAATTGAACCGTTTTTGGTAGCATTATCGCTCGAATTGACATACAAAATCTTTACGGCACGGGAAATTGTGTACGATAACACGATTTTTTATGAGTCAAACAGACTGCAGTTCGCATCGGCGAAAACAAAAATAAGCATGGTGCAGCTGGTTGACAGAGGCTTAATGACTCCAAACGAATACAGAGCAATCTTTAATCTGCCGGCATACGAAGGTGGAGACGAATTTGTCCTGCGTTTAGATACGGCAAAGACCGGAGATACAACAAACGGCACAGAGGACGAGGAAGGAGAAAAAGATGTTTAGAGAAGAGAGAGAATACCGAATCTGTCAGAATATGGAAGTACGGAAGGCGGAAGAGGGAAAAGAATCTTACATCGTAGAAGGTTATGCATCCACATTTGATGCATACGAGATGTGGGAATTTGAAGGTGTGAAATATTATGAGCAGATCGAGAAGGATGCTTTCAAAGAATGCGACATGACGGATGTTATCTTCTGCAAGGATCACGCCGGAACCGTATTCGCAAGAACAAAGAACGGAACCGTGGAGCTCTCCGTAGACGATCACGGTCTGAAATGCAGAGTGGACTTATCCAAAACCGAGTCCGCGAGACAAATGTTTGAAGAAATCAAAGCAGAGATGTATACGCAGATGTCGTTTGCATTTACGGTCAGAGAGGATTCTTACGACAAAGAGACACATACCAGAACCATTCTGAAAATCAATAAATTGTATGACGTATCAGCGGTATCTTTCCCGGCAAATCCGGGTACAGATATATCAGTTTCTACTCGATCTCGGTTCGAGGGATTCATCGAACAGGAGAAAGCGGAGCGACTTGCAAGAGAGAAGAGACTACAACTGGCAAAAGCTAAATATTCTTACGAAAGGAGCAAAACATCATGGAATTAAAAGACATGACTTTGCAGGATGTTGAGGCAAGGATCAAGGAGCTTGATGCTATCGTTGATGCTTCCGAAAACGAAGAAGAAGTTCGCGCCGCGAACGAAGAAATCCCGCAGTTAATGGAACGCCAGGCCGAGCTGAAAGACTTGGAAGAGCGCAAAGCAACTGCAAAAGCATTGGAAGAAGGCAAAATTCCTACTTCCGAAATCAAAACAGTAGAAGAGAGAAAAGGAGAAACTGGTATGAAAGACATCAAAGAGTTCAGAAATTCCAAAGAGTATGTTGATGCATTCGCCGAGTTCGTTAAGACCGGAAAAGACGAAGAAATCAGAGCATTACTCACTACTAACGTAGGCGACGCAGGTTCCATCGCAGTTCCGAGCGTTGTTGAGGATATCATCAAGACCGCATGGGACAAGAACGAAATCATGAGCCTCGTTACCAAGACGGACTTCGCAGGAAACGTAATGGTTCAGTTCGAAATCTCCGGTGATGATGCGGTAATCCATGACGAAGGATCCGGAGCTATCAGCGAAGAGAATCT